TTGGTATCGTTACCTGTTATTTTTAAATAATTACCAATAACTCTAGCTGCGTTTTTATCAATTTTACCATTTTTATTTATTGCTTTATCAAAACGTTTCCACATTTCTTTATGTATTAAAGCAACTTTTTTATTCCACTTTTCTATTTCACCGTTATCAATATTTTTTTGTATTGTTTTTTGGTTTTTAAATATTGTACTATAAGAAGATATTGAAAAATCAATATCATTACCGTTAGCATCTTTTATAGGTTTTCCAAATACAACTCCTTCTTTATCACGCAGCTTTTTTATTGCAGGAACATACAAGTTATTGTATAAGTTTTTATACTTTTCTTTTAAAAATTTATTATCACTTTTTCCAACAACGTAATAACTTGGTGTAAATACAGTTCCACCACCTTTACCAAACCAAAAATCTTTAGGCATTAAAGGTAACAAGTCTTTTTCTATAACTTCTACAAGTTGTTTTATACCTTCTTCTGTTTTTAAATCGTAAGTAGCTTCTATACCGTGAAATTTAAAAAGCTTGTCAATAACTTTGCCTTCTTCCATTTCAAACTGATCTCTAACGCTAATTATATCTTCAACAGTTTTACTAAAAGCAGCTTTGCCCTGTGCGGCTGTAATATCAGCTGTTTGTTGTTTTAAAGCTTTTTGCTCTTGTGCTGGTGCTACTTTAGTTTTAGCCTCTAAAAACCTTTGAGCTCCAGATATAGCCGCGTTTATAGAGTGAACCTTAGCAACGCCTTTAAGTAGCTGTCCGATGTCCCTGCTATACACACTCGCCTCGTTTTTCGGCGTAATACCTAAGTCTTTTTTAAACTGCTCTACAATTTCAGGTGTTGGATTTACAAACTGCGGTTTTAGTTTTTTTACTTGTGTTTGGCTTGTTAGCCCTTTACTTCTACCTTTTGGCGATGTAATCTCACCAGTTGGGTCTGTGTAATTTTCGTAGAAATAATCTAGTGGCAAACCTTTCAAGCCAATAGCATACCCATATGTATCTCTTGACACATCTAAGTTTTCACCTATTTTATTTATATCAGCAGTTTTATCAGTTACATTATAAAGAGGTAGTGTTTTGATAAACTTATCCGCATTATTTGGCGCATTAAAAAATCTTTGTATATTCTGAGCTTCAGCTGGTACTGGCATACCTTCAGTATACTTTGTAACAGCGGCTAGGTTAGCTCCTCCTTCCATAATTTTTTTAGCAGGAACTTCAAATATTAACTCTCCTACTTTACCAGCATACTTAGATATTATGCTTTTAAAGTTATCACCTTTAACGACTTTAACTAAAGATTTTATTTTATCAGCTACTCTGTTTGCTATAGCAAAGTCTTGTAGTATATTTATTTTTTGTACAAATGTATCTTCAAGATTTGTTGTAGTACCAACGTCACCTTCTATTTGTTTAGCTTCTTTTGTGTCAATGCTAGTTGTTTTGCCATAAGTTAAAGGTTTAACTTTTTCGTATATAACCTGCCGTTTAGGTTTCATGTTAGCAATAACAAATGTTGAAAAAGCACCGTCCTTTTTGTTATATCTTTTTATAATACCAGGTAGATATGTCATTGCTTCAGCAACAACATCTTCTCTAGCTATATCACCTGTTCTAGTATCGTAATTTAAAGCTTCTTTCGATAAAGCTAATAATTCAAACTGAGGTGCTAAAGCTTCGTTAGCCTCTTTAACTCTTTGTGGGTTTTGGCCTCTTTGTATTATTTTAACTAATTCTTCAGGAGTTTTTTTAGAAAGTGTTTTAGATAAACGTTCACCACCACCTGGATCTTCAGTTGCAAAAGTTTTTGCTCTATCACTAATTTTGTTTTTCTTTATATTAGTAGAGTAGTCTTTTATAAAGTTAAAAGCTTGTCTTGCGTTACCAAATTCTTTTCTATATAAAAAGTCTCCTTCTACAAAATAACCAGCTTCGCTTAGTTTTCTTAATACATCTTCTAATACGTTTTTAATTTTTCCAAACACACCTTCGTTAAACTTGTAACCATCTTGTATTTCATCTGATAAAGAAGTAAATAATTCTTCTGTTTCAAAAACAGCATCACCATCTATTTGATAAGAAAGTTTAAGTCTTTTTAAAACTCTCTGTTTACCATCTTCATCTAAAACGTCTAGCAAATCTTTGTTAAGTTTTATTTTAGCTTCTTTATCAAGTTTGTTGTAAGAGTTACCTATAATACCATGTAAAAGCTCATGTGATCCAACGCCAATAGCTCCAGTTTCTCTAGCAACCTCAGTGTTTATGTAATAAGTTTTACCGTCTTCACTAATAGCACCATCAGATTCTTCTTCACCAGGGAATATTTTTCCAAACTCTTCTTTAGAAACTTCTTTCTGCTCAATACCTATTTCTTCTGCAGCTTCTTTAGTTCCTTCTAATCTTGTAGTTAGTAATTGCTCTTTAGCAGTTTCGTTTATTAATTCTATTCTTTCACTTAAAACTTTGTCTTTATCTGTTAAACTTTTTAAAGCAAATCCTCTTTCTTGTTTAGTAAGATCTCCATTTTGATATTGATCTTGTATTTTTTGTATTTTATCTTTTATATTGTCTTTTTCTTGCAGTATATTTTCTAAAGAAGTTTTTTGCTCATCTGTAAGTATTTCTTTTATTTTTCTTTTTTCATTTATATACTTTTTAAGATCTTCTTTTGATTGTTCTAATTTAGCATCAACTTGATCTTTATACTCTTGAGGCTTATTTTTATAGTTATATTTTAAATTGTTAAGCGTAGCATAGTCGTTTATTTTTTTATTTAACTCTTTAACGCTAGCATTGTCACTTCTTAATGCTCTACCTATAAACTTACTACCAGCACCAACACCTGCAGAACCTACAAATCCCATTAAATAGCTTTCTAAACCTTCCTCGCTAGTCATAGTGTCCCACATAGCAGCAATAGCTTCACCAGTGCTTTTTTGCTCTGCATAAGCTCGGCTCATAGCCTCTATACCGCTTTGCCCCCACTCTGTTAAACCTTCTCTATTACTTGATAGCAATAGTTTAGCTGCTAAAGTAGATTTACCTGCATTACTAAATATATACTTAGTAACACCTTTAAGCCCAATGTACTCTAAGCCAGTAGCAAATACACCTAAAGCGGTTGGTAAAGCTAAATCTACTTCGTCGTTATCTATTAACTTATCCATAGCTTCATCATTATCGCCGTATAAAGTTCTAGCTTTAGCCTCATTGTAATCAGTAAACATAGGCGCTATAATTTGAAAAGGCAAAGAAACACCACCTGTTGCTAAAGCTGGAAGCGCAGTTTCTATCATAGCTGTATTAGCTCTAAAAATACCACCAACAAAATCAGACAAATCACCTTGTTTAAAACCTTTTACAATACCTTCACCAGTATCTTTAATAAGATATTTGTCAACAGCTTTCATTTCTTTGTACTGTCTTTTCAAAAACTCGTTAGTTTGTTGTTTTGATTGAGCAACACCAGAAGAGTCGTAATTTTCAAGAAATTTTATTCTATCAGCATTGGTTTTAAAACCAGTAGGGTCTGCCGTAGGACTTTCGTAAGAGGCTGTTGGGTCTAAAGTTTTTAAATAATTTAGCTCTTCAGGATCATAATCAACATCAGTTTGCATTCTTTTAAAAAACTCACCACCAAAAGCAGGTATCTTATTTACTAAAAAACTTTTAAATCTAGTTGGAATATTTTTAGTTTCATTTATTAAAACTTCAACAGTTTCTTTTATTTCTTCTTTGTCGGTAAAAGCATCTTTAACCATTTTAAAAGTATTGTCTATACCCACAAAAGCTTTAGCTTTAAAACCAGGTATCAAATCTTGGCCAAGAACATTGGGAGAAACAACGTTTTTAAAAGCTTTTTCTCTTTTAACATCTTCTGGATCTGGCGCTTTAGCCAAGCCCTTACCTTTCATGTCAGACATAAAAGTGTTAAAATCAAGATCTTGCTTTTTAGCAAATCCTTGAAGCTCTTTTAATGTATACTGCTCTTCTCCTAATTGATACATGTATTAATTTTTAAAATCTACAGGTTTGCTTTTTGTACTTGGCCCAAAATAAGTTTCATAAAGAGTTTTATCTTTATCAGACTCATCGTTAACAAATTGTGTTCTAAAACCTTCAGGTTCTTTAGTTTCAAAATTTAAACCAGTAAAGTTAGAACCAACACCTCTTAGAGATAAAGCTTGGTTAACAGGTATTTTTTCGGCAACAAAATATTTTCCATAACCATCTGATTTTCTATCTGTGTCAAGATAACTTAACTCCACCATGCCGTCACCTACATTTTCAAATTTTCTAGCATTGTTTTTAGAATAACTAATATCACCTTCTTGACTCATTTTATTTGCAGTTGATCTAGCTTGAGCAATAGTTAAATACTGTTGGCCGTCTAAAAGAACTTGACCTTCTTTTTGTGGTTTAGTTACTTTTTCAGGTCTATTATTAAAACCTTTTTGAAAAGCATCTTTAGCACTAGGCATTATTTCATTATCTACAAGCCAAGACACTTTTTCATGACTAGTCCAGTCTTCGTTTTTTAACTTCTCCATTGTTCCTGTAGCTATATACTCTCTATATTGTAACTCTGAAGAATCTAGTCCTTCTTCTTTTGGATCTAGTATTGGTGGATGTTTTTGGCCGTCAAGCATAAAGCCACCTGGCTGTGTAATATATTTTAATACTGGCGCAGAAATTTCATCACCACTAGGGCTATACCAAAAGCTACTTAATTGATTAGGTGTCATTTCATTAACATTGTTAAATGTTGAGTTTCTAAAACCTTCTTCATCAAACACACCTTCTTTACTTCTTTGACCAGCTTTTTGAAGATCAATACTATTATTATCAATATAATCAAGCAATACTTTTTTTTCATTTAACTCTGGTAATTCAAGTTCAGATAAAGGTGTGTAAGTTATTTCTGTTTTTTTCTTAGGTGAGCCAGTTATATTTGTTGTAGGTGAAAATTTATCTAAATCTATATTACTATTCTCACCAATTAAAACCCATTGTTTTTTACCATCATACTCCATAAAATCAAAACTTTGATGTATTGATCCATCAGCAAATGAAGCGCCGTGTTGTTGAGACATGGCAGAAGAAGCTGGGTTTATAGCAACTTTCATATCACCTTTACTTGTAGTAAAAGTTCCTTTTTCATATATTTGTTTAAATATACCATCTTTAGATTTTATAAGATCAGCACCTTGTTTTAATCTTTTTAATTCGCTGTCAACTTGGTTTCTTATTTCAACAGCTCTTTGCACTTGACCTATAGCTTCTAAATTAGCGGCTTTCATTAACATTTTTTTATGGCTATTTACTTCGTCAGTTGCAATATTTTGAATATGCATATCATAATCTGAGTCTTTTATTTCGTTCTTAGCATTAGTCATGGTTTGTGCACCTTTTTTTCTACCATTTTGCCTAGTTACAAAAGCATTACCTATTAAACTAAGAGCTTTAACACCAACAAAAGCCATAGCAGCATCTCTAGCTCTATTATCTCTAATGTCACCCGATGTAGATCTACCTATGTTGTAAAGTGCGTTTGAATCAATTATTTTACCCATGTTTTATATTTTTATAAAATCAACGTCTAACTTGCTGTAATCTACCATGTCATAACCATCAGGACGTTTTACAACCGCTTCTTGATTAACTTCATCTGACATAACACCTTGGTAAACGCCATTACCTATTGACTTGTCTTTATATTCAAATTTATATATATTTATTCCACTAGGAGACTTACCTATTAAAGATATATTTTCTTTTAATCTTCTATCACTTTGGAAAAACTTAGAAATAGTACTTCTTCTGCTATCTTCAGCCTCTCTTGCCCCTTGCAACATACCAGCTTCTAGTGACATTAAACCTTGTAATCTTTCAAAGTCTAATTGTCTTTGCGCTTGTGCACCTGCTATTTTAGCATCTTGTTGTCTTGCGGCTCCTTCTAATTGCATTTGTTGTTGTGCGGCAGCACCACCCAATATCATTTGTTGTTGTTGTGCAGCACCTTGCATCCTAGCCATTTCAGCTGATTGAGCTCCTTGCGCAGCAGCCATTTGATTTTGTGCAGCACCTTGAGCGGCAGCCATTTGATTTTGAGACTCTTGTTGTCCTATTGAAGCAGAACTTTGTCTTGCTTGGTTCATGCCAGCATTAGCTAAAGATTGTGCTAGACCACCAACTCCACTACCACCAGCAGCACCGCCTAAGTTTTCAAGTAAATTAGCTTGGCTTTGTCGAAACTGGTCTCTTTCAAATTCTGCTTGTTGTGTGTTTACGGTTAAATCTTCAAAAGTATTTTCTAAATTTCCAAATTGATTTTGCGCGCCAGCAAATACATTTTGAGCTCCCTCAAAAACATTGTCAGCACCTGCAAAAACATTTTTATAGTTTGCAGCTAAATTGTTTATATCTCTGTCTTCAAACTCACCTCTTAACGTATTTAAATTGTCTAACGCATCGATTTGTTGTTGTCGAGCTAATTCCCTAGCTTCTCTATTTCTATTTTTTAAAGGACTATATGGTTTTATTTTTCTTCCTACTGCCATGTTTTATTGTTTTATTTATTTATAATTACACTTTTTATGTGTTATTTACTACTTTGAACTGTTTCTGAGCCAACAGCAAATAATTCTATTTTGTCTGTCCTACCATTTACCATTTTAATCTTAGCGTAATAACCTAGTAAATCACCTTTGTTTACCTCATCATTTTTAGAAAACATTATAAAAAAACCTTGCAAAGGAGGATTAACAACATTAGTAACAGATATTGTGTAAGTTGTAACTTGATCTATCACGCCAATTTCCATAGCATCGTCCATGTTTGCAGTGTTGTATGTATTACCAGGAACACCTACATTAGATGTTATAGGTAAATACCAAGCTATATCGCCAACTTGTACAGAGACATTAAGTGGTTCTTGAAAGTTTATTATCATATTATTCTACTGTTAAAATATTATCTAAATTTAGTTTAAAAGTTAAATCAGAAGTTCCATAGCTTTTAATCAAAACATCACAAGTTACAGTTGCAGCTCTACTACTACCTGTAAACGTAACTGTTTGGCCATTTTCTATTGTTTGTGCTGAGCTTACAGTAACACTAACACCGTCACTCACAGAGTCTACGTGTGGTGATGAAGCTGTAACGCCTATACCAGTCATCAAAACCGTTTCAGCTGCTTTAATACCGTTTGTACTAGTTACTGGAATTGTTGTGCTACTACTAACAGCTGCGTCAGTTGTTGTTACTACAGGATCTATTGCTAAAGCAAAGTTTGAAATAGTTAAATCCGCTCCGTTAAATTTTTGTAAATGATCAGTTCCTTTGCCAGTAAAAGTTAAAGTTCTATCTGCAACAAAAGTAGAACTTTTGCTAATAACAACAGTACCTCCCTTATCACTAACTACAAAAGATTTTCCGTTTACAATTTCTACTACTGAAGGTGTAATGTAAATAGATTTTTTTGATGTAGAATTGTTTGTATCATAATATCCAGCATGTACTTGAGTAATAACAGAGTTACTAGCTATGCCAGTACCAGAAACTCCCATACCTACAGAAATACCTTCTATATTTTTTAATTCAAGTGAAGTTCCTGAACCAGCAGTTCTAGTATCTTTTGTTGTAGTAAACTCAAAATCAGAAGCAACTGGTTGCCTAGCTATTACAAAATTACTACTACTTAAAGTTATAGGAAAATTTAAAGATAAGTTTGCAGCAACTTTTTGATTAACAGAGCTGTTTAAGCCTGTAGATGTAACATCGCTAGGTTCTACAACAGCAGCGTTTGAGTGTAATAAGCTAAAAGTAATTACTGGATCATCGTATTGGTATATATAAGGAGACGTGTATATTGTTTCTTTTGAAAATGATTTTGCTAAAACAGTTTCTTTTATAGGAGTAATAATTATTTGATACCGGTCATCATCTGAAATTGATGGAAAAACAATTGTATTGCTATACACACCGCTTTGTCCAATAGTAATAGGATCTGACTGCGTAGGAGTTGCTGAAAATGCAGGCGCTACAACTGTTGAGTAAGAAATATTTTGTGGAAAATTATAAAAATGATCGTCTTCATTTTTTACAATTAAACTAAAACAAGCACCAGTATCTCCAAAAACTTCGTACTTTTTAGCAGTTTGAGCTTTTGGCATTGCAGCTGCGTTTATTGATAATTCTTTTATTTCTTTCATATTATTTATATTACAAATTCAACGTCTGAGCTAAAATAACCTAAGAAAAAAGCTTCACCTTGTGAAGACCAATATGGACTATTTGTATCATTAGTTCCATAAGCTTGTTGAAACTCATTTACCCTACTTTGGCTACCTAAGTGTATTTTAACACCGTTACCATTACCACAACCTTTAACATATAACGCCGCGCGACCTGTGTATGGAGCTGTGGTTCCAAACGCTATTGGATTAGCAAAATTTTGCGCAAACTCAAGCCGCCAATTTGGACCAATATAAACATGTTCAATATCATCAAGGTTTATTAAAATAAGTCTAGTATTACAATAACGAGTTAGACCTGGCGGGTTGTTGTAATAAGCATTTCCAGATCCTGGTGCGCTTCCATCCCAATAAAAAATAGTATTCTCACCTAATCTAGCCATAGTATAATTACTACTGCTCCAAGAATTACCACCACCACCACCGTAATTAGGATCAAAATATCTTGGATTAGTTGGAGTGCCACTAAGTCCACCCATTCCTTGTATATTATCTGGAACATAAATACCATCAGACCACGACGTAGCGTGTGGTGGGAAATGTTGTGTAGAGCCAGTGCTATAGCTTTTTGGTCTAGTCACGTTACCACTTCCATCATCAAAAAGACCATTTACTTGAGCAATTAAATCCCAGTCTAGATAAGAATAACCATTACCATGATCTCCATAACCACCCTGCGTTGTTGTTGGAATAAATGTTTGAGCACTTGCATATCCATTACTTCCACCACCACCAATATTAGTGGTACCTACTCCAGCAAAACTTGAATAACTGTGGATATTTTCATTTGTAATTATAACAGAGTGCATGTAAGGATTGTTGTCTCTATCTACTTTTACAGTACCTACACCACAGTCAGTCACCTCTATAGTTTCTCCCAAGTTCCAGTTTAACAAATCTAAAGTGTTGTTTGTTAGATTATTTAAAGGCAATGTTTTAAAAGATATTTGATACATCATTGTGTTTTGCCAAAATAATGGTAGCATATCTAAATTGTAGTAAGTGCTTGTGTTATCTGTTTCGCTATGTATAAAATCAGATATATTTTGGTTGTGAATAACAAGTCTTTCAAAAAGTGGTTGTAATGCAAAATCTTGCATACCTGTTAAATCAGAAATATAATCACCATCTTGCCTTGTCTGCGTGCATAAGTGTACGTCGTCGCCAAAACCAAGTATTCCACCACTATACGTCATGTTAGCTTGAGAACCAATATACAAGCCTATTGCCAAGCCATACGGGTTTGTTAAGGTTGAAAAAGCTTCAGAGCAGCAACTGGTATTATCGTCCCAACGAGTAACTCCTAGTGTTAATAAATTACCATCTTGAGTTGAAAAAACAATGCCAGGCGCAGTAAAACTCGCGGCTTGCATTCCACTTACATTTTCTTCTAAACACTCCTCAAAAACACCATCAGGAACGTAAGTTTCTATAATACTGTTTCCATTCCAAGGTAAGTTTGCTAAAGCAGGAGTTGAAGCTACTGTCAGGGTTCCAGCTCCATTACCAGTCAAACCGCAAAAAGATACAAGGGCAGTATTACAATTATTACCATCATCACAAGTTGGACAACAAGGTAAAAGACCAGGCACACCTGGATCTGTACCTATCCAACAATCACCTGTAGTGCCGTCCCAAGGCACATAAGCCCCGCCAGCAGTGTCATAGCAATCAACGTTAGGCACTAAATAATTATTAGCTGTAGTGTCTAAACACCCATCAATACAACACATGCTAATATCATCATCAGTTGCCCAGGGCATGTAATTTGAATTAGTACTGTCCATACAGCCTTTGTATATACAACCACAACCTTGAGCAGCATTACCAGCCCAATTAGCGTTTAATGTTGCATTATCAGCAGCAACGGTAATTGTATTACCATAATTTGAGTTATAAAGTGGATCCGTAGGGTTATTACTACCTGTCACATCTGTGTAAGTATAAGAGTTAAAAGGAGTATAACTACTAACAGTGCAAGGAAGTATTTCAAGTGGATCTAATTGTGAGTTTGAACCGTTGTAACTTGGCCAAACGCTATAACCCGATGCGTTCATTGTAGTTGTTGCTAACGTACCATCATCTAAACATGTTTGACTTATAATATTTCCATTAAGGTCGTATCTAGTTCCATAGTAATAGTATGGTAAACAACTACCATCGTCACAATCTACTGTAGGATCGTAATTCATTGCGTAAACATCGCTCTTACAGCCAAAAGTACCTACACATGCTGGGCAAGCAGCCTGAGCAGCAGCTAGCGTTGTATATGCACCACTACCAGAAGTGTTTACTTGTGTTCCACCACTAACAGTGTTACAGTCCCAAGAGTCTACCCAAAGACAAGTACCCGGTATTGTTGCGTTAACGTTGTAATTTGAAGATGCTATTCCGCTTGGTGAAAACTCGTCCATACAACCTTGATACTGACATGAACCATCATCTGTAGTTGCAGCATACACTGTTCCGTTAGGATGTGTAATATAAGTTATACCGTAATAAGAATTTGCATCAGTACAACCGTCATACGTGCAACTACCATCATCAAAGTTAATTGTAAGTCCACCGTAATTATTTGCATTTGGATCCATACAACCAGCAACTATAGGTGGCAAGCCAACAGCCACACCTAGACCCTGTATGTGAAAATCACTAGCGTTTAAAGTTTGTTTTGTTAAGTATTCTTCTTTACCTTTTATGTAATTAAACCATTTACCTTCTTTTTTTACAAAATCAGTTACTCTACCTTTTTCAAGATCTGTTGATATAGCTGTAAGATTCCAGCCTTTTACTTGTTCTAAATTATAAAAACCTACATTTGCATTTGATTGTACATCTGGATCTGCAACTTCTTTAACTATTCTAGCTTGACTACCTTCGTAGTTTATAGTTTTAAAAGATTTTACAGTATCAGGAGCATCGTTTAATAAAAACTCTACAGTAGAATTAACATGGGCACCGTAAAAAGTATTTCTAGGTACAGTTTTATCGTGGTGCTTCCAAGGTATTGAATTGTAAAAAGTATAATATTTGTTTTCTACACTACCGCCTTGCTCTAAAATAAAAGACTTAAAACTAGTCCAACCAGTAACAGATTCATTAAAAGATAATGTTTCTCCACTACTCTTAAAACACAAGGTGTCTCGCAGGGTTAAATTATAATCTTTTTTATTAGCGTCAAAAGAACCAATAAGAAGTTCGTAAACTGGCATAGCTTCTTGAAAATAGTTAGACATGCCATACTCAGATATTGGTGTTAAACCATCTTTAGAAAGTCTAAGCACAGCGCCTCTTTGTTTATCTGTAAAATAAGCTCTATAGTTATCTACAGCAAAGCTTTCTGGGTTTTGTGATATACCAAAATCACCAGCAAAAGGCATTGTTTGGCCAAGAACATTTTCTGTTGCAATTAAATTAGGATTTCCATCAGCGTTAAAGACAGCATCTTTATTAGCTTGTATTCTTATAACTCTATCTTCACAAAAAGTAACTAAATCAGTATTTCTGCTAAACAACTTTTGTATACTACCGTAGGTTGGATTTAAATCTTTAGTTATTTTTTCTGCTTGAATAAATTGATTTAAACTGTTAATACCACTTGTTGAATTATATAAGCCAGAGTATATCAACCCACTTGATCTTCTTTCTTGTTCATAATGCTCATCTGTCGTTGTTGAAACTTTAACACCTTTGTCTATAATAACCTGGTTAAAGTCATCTCTTAATCTATTAGACTCTACACCGTTACCAAAAGAATAACAGTTAAACCAAGAAAGACCAACAACACCAGTAGTACCAAACACAAAATACGCTACTTCATTTGGAAATAAAGGTACGTTTGAAAAGTTTAAAGTAGGTGTGGTTGAAAGTGGAGTGTACCAATTACCGTTTAACGTTGTAAAAGTTCCATTTGGCCTTGTAAATACAAGCTCCGAAGCTCCGGAAGGTTGAGCACGTAAAGGAGTGTTAAATTTTATTAAAACATTACCGTCTTGGTCTTGAGTAAATCCAGTTACTATAGTTCTTGTGTTAAAATCTAAAAGTAGTGGGTGTGTTTTACACGTTACTACAGATCCTAGCGGTACTAACTGCTCTGCAGTTTTAATATTAAATTTTGTCGGAAATATACTACCTGTAGAATAAAACAAATCTAAATCAATACTTTCTTTAGGCTCTGTTTCAAATATAGCTGGATTAGAACTTCTTACAGCGTCATTATCATCATCAGTTCTTTGCTCTAAAAATTGTATTGTTATGGGGTTTTCATTTGCACCAACCGCGCAAGCGTTTTGATGTGGCGCTGTAACGGGTACTGAAGAAATAGTAGATCCAATTGCACTCTCAACATTTATATCTTTATCTATTGGTATTTTATAAGTTACCCTTCTATTAGTTGGATAGCAAAATTGAAAATAAAGATTATTGTATTTACCTCTTAAACCAGCATCACCTTCTAAACCTGGAGATCCAGGTACTGTAGCAGACCAACTGTCAAAAGCGGCTTCAACTATAGACCAATCAGTGTGGTTATATTTTCTTTGCTTAGTTATATTTACTGTACTAGATATTGTGTAAATAACCTCGTTGACATCACCAACAAATTTAAATTTAGCACCAGGAGTAATACTGTTTACAACATTGTTTTGATCAACGTGATCTGGGTTTGTGCTAGATCCTACTGCCCATATATAGTTTTCATTAATATCGTTATAATTAATCTCACGCTGCAAAGTTCCATAATTACTAATAGGTTCGCCAAGACCAGCTCCTCCAACAAAAGGAAGTATTATAGAGAAAGCTAAATCTATATAGTTTTGCCCATTTTCTTCGTATATACCTCTTCCATAATTAAAACTACTATTAGAATTTGTAACGTGCCCTGGATCTGAAATGTTATTACTACTTGAGCTAGGATGCGTTCCAGCGTAATAAGTTTGGTCTATAAACCAATTACTAACATAGTTAGTTGAATTACCAGGTGCAAAATCCATTAAATTACTCCAGTCTCTAGGCCCATCAGCAGATTCAAAACCTGAATTTGAGTCACCAGCGCTGTAGATAGTGCCAGGACCAACGTTAGGTAATACGTGTGGATTAACGTTTGAAGAAGTGTACTGTTCCCATTCTGCTGGTGCTGTGGAAGCAACAGAGTGTGTTGTACCTTGAACTATATCTGGGGCACCTGTGTCAGAAAGATAAAAAGTTGATATTGACTCTACAACTTCGTATTCTTCTACAGACGAAGCACTCGTGTTTAAAAAAGTATCTGCTATAGAATCACTATTAATTTTTACAAAAAATTTACCATCAAACTCTGGTTTTACTCTTGTTATAGCTTTGTAAAAACGAATTTTAAGACCTGTAACAAAACTTGTTGTACCGGTGGAATACATCCAGTCTTCTGTTGATAATATAGGAGTTTCTAAAACAATAGAAAAAATTGATGTATCATTAGAAATATTTACAACATTGTATTTTTTAGAATATCTACCAGTAGTGTCTTTAAAATCAAACTGCATGTTTTCTTTTATATCTGATAAATCAACGCTAGATTGCGTAGACCATGAAAGTATATCTATTTCAAAAGTCTTAACACCTGGGGCCAAAGCATTACTAACACCGTTAAAAACAGCGCTATCACTTTGTGCTAATAATCTTTTTTTAGTCTTTAAAAATTCAGGAGCTTCATTTTCTATTGCAATTATTTTATATTTAGCATTATTTTTTACTAAAATATCTGAATCTGCTCCTTTTTTTAATATTAAAAAAGTTTCTTCATCAACTTTGTTTCTTTCAGATGAGGGAAATGACAACCATAAATTACCGTCTTCTGCTTTGTAAACTCTATCTAAAGCTAAGTTATAGTATTCGTTGGCAGTTTCTTTAACATATATTTTGTAATTTTTAGCCCAAGCAGGTGGTGAAGTAACTAATTTCGCTGTTAATTGCGTTGAGTTGTCTGCTTCGTTTTTACCTAAAACAACAGTTGACTTGCTACTTGAAAAAACAGGTGTTTCTCTATTATACTCGTCTAAATAAGTAAATCCTAACTGATAACTTCTTATACTTTTTAAAGACTTTGCTGGTCTTAGATTTTCTATTAAATTTTCTTTTATTCTAGGGAAGTTAAAACCATCGAAAGCAAGTCCAATGTCATCAAAATAAGTGGAGTTAAACAAAACTTTTTTTGCATAATTATTATTTTCAATACCTCTAGTCCATCTATCTGTATAGTCTGCTACTAATTCAGGTTTTTCATACGCACCAGTTTCTTCGTTGATTATATTGTAGTTTTGAACGTAATTACCATATACAATTCTATTACCAGTAACTTCTTGTGCTAAAGCTTTTCTAGGTACGTTATCCCACTGTCTTAGTGTTTGATTTTCTGGAACAGCATTAAATATTATATCAGACTTTACCATGTATTGATTAGCGTGCCAATTATTAAAACCTTCTACTGAGCTAGATATAAAAACTGTTTTTAAATCATTATACCTTAACTTATCTACAATGTAAACTATAGGTGAATTTGACTCAGAATATAAAATATCAACTTGAACAACGTCATTAGGTATATTTTTAGAAACAATATTTCTTAAATTTATAGTTGTTAAATTGTTTTGCATAGCTTTGTTATAAGCTAATAAAGAGTCATATTCAAAATAAGAAGGTTCAAACACAACGTTAGTAAATGGTGAAAAAGTAGAATATTCACCATCTTGATATTTCCATCTATAACCAAATCTAACAAACTTTTTTTCAAACAAGCTGTCTGTGTCTAATAACCTAACAACGTTAAACTCGTTTATAGTAGAGTTGTAAGGCCCAGAGCTAATGTCAATAGGTGTTGTTGAAGAAATACTTAATATTTCTATTTTATAAGTGTTAACTGGCCAGTTAGCACTTGTATTTCCAACTTGCTGCCCACTTAAATTTTCTAACACTTTACATCTAACATCAAAGTTATTAGGTAAACTTAATAAAGAGTTTATATTTAAAAATCTTAACTCTTCATTTTCTAAAAAACTACTACCATTAGAAAATTGTGTAAACTTTACAACAATTTGTGTCCCAGGAGAAGCTAATTGATAGCCACCAGACCCATCATCTTCTGTAAAGTTATGATCAGAAACAGCTGAAGTTAATTCTTCAGACTGTTGTTCTATATCAATTTTTTCAACAGGAGATTTTTTTATTACTGTGATGTTTTCTTCTTCAACTAATATATCACTACTTAAATCTATATCTCTATCAGGGACAATAAGCTTTGTAGCTGTGTTACCACCTGAATCAGTACCAGCAATACTTCTTGTAATATTTATTTTTTTAGGTTCTGAATTATTATCAGTAAAAAGAAGTAGATTGTCAATAATATTAATACCAGTTATTATATTGTCACAATTAAAATTTAAAAGTCTTGGTTTTACAAAAACTAAATAATTATAATCTTCAAGGTCTGATCTAACCCACTCAGCACCAGGACTATTTGGATATGAAAGATCTTCTAGGTCAGTTAAATTTTTATCAAATCTTACTGTAGAGTTAGCGTGATCAACATAAGTTACTTTTCTTGAAATTATTTTTTGCCCAGCAACCATTTCGTTAATAGCTATATTTCCAATAGTCACACCACTATGACCAGCTGCCGCAAAGAAATAACAATCCATACCTTCGTACACCCCTACTGTGCTTTTTACAGCGTAGTCATAATTACCTAAATTTAAACCATTACCTCCAATTGTATTTCTTGTAAAATCAAAATAAGTTTTAGTTCTAAAATTATCAACAAACACAGGTGTTACAGTATCGTTTTGTATTTTGTATATTCTATCAGTCCACGTGTAGCTTTCAGGCGCGTCATATAAGTAGTTAACGTCTCTCCAGCCTATAACAGTGTTACCGCTAGCATCATAAATTAAATCACCTGATTTTTGACTAGAAGCAAAGTAGTATAAAGAATTATCTTTTTCATTAGAAATAGTACCAACACAAACAGAGTCTGGAGCAACACTGTTTGTTAGATCAATAGAAACTTCGATATTACCTAATACGTTTTCAACTGCTCCAACATCAGAGCTTTCTGATGTAGAAACTTGTATGTTTAACGCATCTCTATATTGACCTACAGGCACTAATCTTTCATCAAGATCTTTATTCATTTTACCAGCAGTGAAATTATTTTTAATCTCCGGCATATACTAGTGTTTTATTTGTTTAGATTTACCTCTAAGTATTTGAGTTAATTCTTCTATTTTTAAATTTGACAATCTTAATTTTGCTTTTCTTGTAGCTGCAAATTTTTCTTTTCTAAATCTATTGACCATGTACTCTTGTACATTTGCTCTTGTAGACATTATAGCGTATGCTATACACTTATACATTGCCTCTTCAGCAAACTTATGTACACGCATTTCTCTGTCAGTTCCTAAGCTATCGCTTATGTAATCAAGTATTACAGTTTTACCGCTTATTGAAGATCCAAAATATATAACACCTTCATTGCAATCAATAAAATAAGATCCGTTTATTTGAGCATGCTGAGGATCTATTCCAAATCTTTGTCCTTGAGCTATGTCAAAAGGATTTGTGTCATACGAGTAATCATTAACATCTTTTTCATTTGCTTTATTAGATTTAAATTTACTCCAAGTGTCTGATTCTCTTTTTAAATCAACAAAGATAAGTTCTTCAGTTTTGTAATAAAGAGGATTTGTAGATCCTAAAGTTGGTGCTCCTGGATTTGTACCTAAAGGACCGTCTAAAAGCCATTTTTCATATTGAGGGTTTGTAAGCAAAATACCCATACCAGGAAAATTAGAGTTAGTAGTATCACCAACGCTTTTTACAGTTGTGTTTGGTTGTATTCCAGGGCCATAAACTCTCATGCCAACTTCTATGTCATGATTAGCTGTAAAAAAATTTATAAGCATGTGGTCAAGTCCAGCTCCTGACGTAGGGCCGTAATTAGCCTCATATTTACTTTGAAAACCACTAGTGTTTTCTAAAGCTATACGAGTTTCTTTTTTAAATTGTGGTAAAGGATTTTTTGATTTTATATTACCATCACCATCAAGAGACGATGTTTGGCCTGTAGATGTTACACCATATTCTTGAAAAGGCAAAGTGTTGTCAGCTTGAAAACTATTGTCTTCAAATTTAAATGTACCATCTGCGTTTTGTTGAAAAGCCAAAGGATTAGATGTTTTTGAGGCTGGTTGTAAAACTCTTTTAATACCATTATCATCACTCCAAGAAACTTTAACATAGTTAACGTAATCTTGTGGTAATGGCATTGCTAGTGAAGGTGGAACTTCAAACTCAAGCGCTTTGCAAGATTTTAAAGTATCAAAACTTAATTCTTGTAATGATCTCTGTGCATGAAAAGCAACATCACTTTTTTTAATTTTAGGTATTAACTTATCTTCACCAACATAAGCAATAATAAATTGGTTTATAATGTTTTCTAAAGAAGTAAATTGATAGCTACCATAAAACTCATCACCTGTGTTTTGAATACCATCATTACTACTGTAGTAACCTCTTGCTGATTGATTTAGTAATCCCATTTATTTATGATTTTTTTTGATTTGTATCTTTTTGTTCTTCCGCGTTTGCCATTTGATAAAGATTTGGATCTTTTAAATTTATACCAGCAAGCGATAATATTTTATAAACAAGCTTGCTTTCTTCTGATACATGTAACTCAAAATTAACTGAAGTTGAAGAATTATATAATGCGTTACCATTAACAACAACGTAACCCCAAGTTACTCTTGATGGTTTTTTTGTATAGTTATATGTAAGTTGTGAAGTTATTGAGGTAGGATATACTTGTATTACCTGGTCAATTGTAAAGTTATTAGCAAATCTTGAATACACAGGTCTTGTTCTGTTAGGAATAGTTAAAGGACTACTATTTATACGTATTAACTCATCTTCTTGAACCTCTTCAACAACGTATCTTTCTTGATATTTTACAGTACCTAGTTTGTAAACATCATCTCGCACTTCAAATAAACCTTGACCAAGACTTACTGGTGCGTTTTCTTTCTTTTTAAATGCGGCTAACTTGTCATCAGTTATATCCTCACGGTTAGAATATTCTGTTGTATTTTCTGGAGCTCTATTGTATAGATCTATATCGTAAAAATATTCTTCAAAAATATCCATTTGAACTTGATTAGCATATAAATTAAACTCTTGAGGCGTTATGTAACCTCTTTGTTCTTTATTTGCTAAAGCTAAAACTCTTTGATAAACCGTGTCTATTCTTACCATTATTATTTGTTTTTATATGGAAACGCTTTGTTTAACGCGTCTTTTCTTTTATTACAGTTACAACCTTTTTTTCCAAAAACACCTTGCTTGTTTAAGTATTGCGTAAATGATTTTATGCCAGTCGCTTTTGTAAATTTTTCTACTGTATCTCCTAGTCCTTGTGATTTCATATTTAATTGTTTAGTAGTTGCAGTCGCCCCGTAGAGCGACCGCTTCTACAGTTTGATTAGCTTAATTGTTTTTCTATGTTTGCATATATTTCCATACCTTCGTCAGTTTTAAACCAAGCTGCTAAAGCTGAGTATGGGTGTTCATCAAAAGGTACATTCATTAGTTTTCTACCGTTAGAACCCCAAGTAAATGTTCTTTGATCTGAAGATAGTTTTAATATACTTAATTCTGTTGCTTTGATACCAAAGTTTCTAAGAATAACATTTTCATCATTAACTAACTCTAAGAATAACTGAGGATTTCTTTTAGCATATAATAACAAATCTCTTTTAAGCTCCTTAGAACTCATCTCTGTTACTTTAGAACCAATTTCAACTCGCATGATAGCTTCAGCCATATCAATGTCAATATTTTTAGCTGCGTTTAAAGCTTCTATTTCCATTTCTAACCAACTGATTTCATCTATTGCGTCTGCAACTGGTTTTTCTTCATAAAACAATTTATCTCTGTCAGGGTGATATAAAGAAAGTAGTTTTTGTAAAATTGTTTTTTCTCTTTCAACTATTAACATACCGTTTCTAAAAACCACGTGTTGTAGTCTTTGATCTCCTGACATCTCGTCAACAAAAACTGTTTTTTGATTTTGACAATATTTAAGCTCTCTTTCATAACCTTTTTCTTCGTCAAACCAATGTATGTTTGCAGATTTTATAGATCTTGATAAAGGTTTTTTACCACCTTTAAGCCTATATATCCTGTCTTTAATTTCCCAACCATCTTCTAGTTTTTTATAAGTTGGTTCTGTTCTTTTTCTTTTTGGTTTTGCTGTTTCAACAACTGGTGTTTCAACAACAGGTACCTCTACCTTTTCTTGTTTTTTTGCCATAATATAATATATAATAAAATTAATAAAATAAAGGGTCGAGGCCGAAGCCTCGATCCCTTAAATAAACAGTGCTTATTTCATTAACATGAAATTGTTAGCACCTTGTGTAATTAAACATCTTTCAGTTAACATGTGTATTTGCATTGCATCAAGTGCAGATGTAGCAGCACCAACAGAACCAGTAACCCAAGACTTCATTCTTCGGTCATCAGTTTGTGAAGCCCTATATCTTACATGTAAGAAAGGTCTTTTTAGATTCTTTCCTAAGTTTTGATCGTATACAGAAGATACACCAGCTGGAATAATAACCCCACGGATAGCTGCGCTACCTGCTCTGTCATTAATACCACCTCTTGTAGCTTTGTCATTTAAGTATCTAAAGTCAGACTTGTAGAAATCGTAAGATCCACGTCTGAAACCAGAGAAACCTAAGTTTAATGCCATATCTTCAGAGTTGTTGAATACACCGTAAGATGTACCACCAGCACCGTAAGAATTCATTGAAGCTAACATGTCGTCCATTGCTAAACTAGTAGCTCTGTTTACGAATAACATATTTTCTTCAATAGCACCTTGCTTATCAAACTCAGCTAAGATAGCGTCAAATTCAGCTAAATCAGTAGCAGGGTTAACACCAGTAACACCAGAAGTAATATTACCTCTATCTTCGATAGCAGCAAATAATCCTTCAGTACCGTTTCCACCAGCACCAGAATCAGCAGCACCTCTAATTTGCTTATCAGCAAAACCGATAGCAGAGCTAGCAGTTGTTAACTCAGATTCTAGCATAGCCATTTCTAAGTAATCAGTAAATCTAGCTCTAGTATCACCTTCAGCTTTTAAGTACCATAGGTAACCGTTTTGTCCTTCTTCGCCAGATATTTCTACCCAACCTACTTGAGAAGCGTCAGATCCAGAAATCTCGTAGTAATCTTTCATAATAATTGGCTTATTAGTAAAAGATTTAAATTGAGGTTCTAAAGCTGTTCTTCTTTCAGAGTTGTGAGTACCAGTAACATCAGAATAAGATTGACCTTTTCCATACTCAGAACCAATAACTAATAAAGTAGCTGTACCATCAGATAAAGTTGATAAAGCAGCTGTAGCATAAGGCTCAACTGAAACAACAGCAGATGATGGAGTTTCAACAACTAAAGCTTTAACAACAACACCAGCTTGTGCTATTAAAACCATATCGTTTACTCTAATACCATGATTAGTAGTTAATGCGTTACCGTCAATGTCAGTTTGTACTGTAAAAGTACCGTTAACATCTCCGTCAGCATCAACTGTTCCAACGTAAGATAAATGTAGTCTTGACTGCTCAGACCAAACTACTTGGTCAGCTGTCATAGCCTCTTCAGCACCTACTTGAGCTAAGAAACCTGAAATAGTTCTTTGTCCGAACACTTCAGCCTCTTTCTCCATTAGGTCTGGTAAATATTGTTGTGCCCACCCTGCGGTGTCAGCACTTGTAAAATCGATGTAATTTGAAGCTAGCGTTTGTTGCACTGATGCAGCTACACTGTTCAAATTAGTTCCATTTGTAATTGCCATAATTTTGTAATTTTAAATTTATTATTTATTTTTAATTTTAAACTTAAAGTTAGGAGAATCATTACCAAGCACTCTTACCTTAGGACCACTTGTGTTATCGTTAGAAAATGATTGCCTTGGATCCATACTTACGTTTTTAGCCTTAGCAACACTATCTTTAATAGCATCAGCTTTTCCTTGTTCGTAAAAGTGATTAGCAATAGCATCGGGATTCATTGCTGTAAACAGAGATTTGTGATAACCTTTAGCATCTGACATTTCATTATTTTCATTCAAGAACTTCTTGACAAAATTATTAATATCACCTTGGGTTTCTTTTACCTCATTAGCATTTTTCACATTAAACCTATATCTCTTATCTCCGACGTTATATTCAAAACCTTTGAATTTATCGTTAAAAACTTGTTGTGTTTTTAATTTAAAAGTGTTAGTTTGTTTTTCTGCTATTTTTTTAGTCTCTTCCGACTCTTTGTTGTATCTATTAAAAAAGTTTACAGCTTTTTGTTGTTCAGGTGTTAGCCTAGAACCAGCTTTAACTTCTTCATAGTATTTAGACTTTTGCCCGTCTAAGTGGCTTTTAGCGTTGGCAACTTGCTCTTTTAACGCTATTTTTTTCTTTTTAATCTCTCTTACTTCATCTTCTTCTTCATCATATGAAAACGAGTCTTCTATTAAAAAACTAATTTCATCATCTGTTAAGTGAGATTTTGTTTGTCTGTAGTATTCTCTAAGAACAGTCATGTCATCATAACTAGAAAAGTCTTGATTAAGCCTCACATAATCTTCTAGTGTACCACCAGTTTCCTCCATAAAATCTACAACTTTTTGTAAATTTTCAGGTATTGCTTGTCCAGTTTCTTGAGCTTCTGCAACAGCTTCTTCAACTTGCTCAGTTAATTCTTCTGTTTGTTCTTGAACTTCTTCTTCAGTAATTTCTTCTAATACTGGAGTTTCTTGTGTTTGTTCTTCCGGCTGTACTTCTTCTTGTTTTTCTGTGGTAGTGGTGTCTGCATCGACTGGAGCCACTCCCTCGTTGTCAGCGTTATTTTCTGCAACTTCTGTTTTTTCTTCGGTTTCATTTTTTATTTCTTCTTTTGGTGTTGGGGGTTTGTTTAAATCTACTTTAATAACACTGTTATCATCAGCGCTGTTGAACTTTGTTTCTTCAACTGTTTCTACAGTTTCAGGTGTAGTTTCTTCAACTACGTTTTCTACGTTTTCTTCCATAATATAATATAATAATAATTAATAATTGTTATCTAGGATCAAAAGAACCTAAATCAAATCCGCCTCCTATAGTATCATTACCTGCAGACTCAAAGTTTTTAGGTGCTTTTTCCTTTTTTCTTTGATCTATAAGTTCACTTTGTTGTGAGGCTTGTATTCTTGTTCTTTCGTCTTTACGATCTTCTTTTTGTTTTTCTTTACTTTTTGTATTTTCTACTTCCATTTGTTTCAACTGCATGTTCATCTGAAACTCTAATTGCATTAGTTCTTTTTTATACATTACTTCCTGAGCTTGTTGCTGAGCTTCAAGCTGAGCTTTAACTTGCTCTAGCTGTGCTTGTGACTGGCTAAGCGCTTGTTGTTTTTGTAATTCCATTTGAGCAGAAGCTTGTTGAGCTTGTATGTTAGCTTGAGACTGTGCTTGGATATTTTGTTGTTGGATTTTTTGATCTTTAGCAAGCTTTTTTTCTCTTCTAATTTTTAATAATTGATTAGCTAGTTTTATATTTTTTATCTCTCTAATATCAATAGCATCAGCAAGTTCTATTATTTGTTGTTGCAAAGCCATTTGTATATTATTTTCAAGCATTGCTTTTTCTTCTTCATCAGGTTGTAGTTCTATAAATATACCAAAATCATATAAATGCAAGTTAGACATTTCTTCAAGTGTAGCAACATTATGAGCGCCTATTTGTTGTATAAAAGCGTCTTTAGTTGGTGAATACTCTATAATGTCAGATATTCTAAGCGATAAACACTGTGCAACTTCTGATGTTAAAAACAAACCAGCTTGCAATATATGTCTTGTTGCAGTGTTAGAATTAGCAGCTGCTAGCTTTTGTACACCAACCAAAGCATACTTATCAGGAGTACTACCATCTCTTGATTCATTAAGACCAGTTGTATCTCTTATCATTTGTAAATAATAGTTGTATGTGCCAATTAAACTTTGCATTTTAGCACCACCGCTACCTGATTGTATTTCTTGAATAGGTACTTTACCTGGATTCATATCACCTTCAGAAGTAAATGACCTACCAATAACAGATCCTGTTTGGAAGAACATGTTTAAAGCTTCTTGCGGATTGTAATTTGTACCATTACCTAAATCTATTTCAGCCAAACCATCAGCATCTAAATAAACACCATCTGGCACCATACGCGATAATACTTGTTGTAGCTTTAAATGCGTAAGCTGTATCATATCAGCAAAACCAGTGATACGACTAACTAGGCTTTCTATTCTACCTTTGTACAACCTAGGAGCTACAATAGAGTAGTTCATTTTAACTTTAGTAAAATCACTTTTTGGCCTTACCATGTTTTTAGCCATTTCCCATTTAAGTAATTTTTTAGTACCTAATACTAAAGCACCGTCATACAAACACTCTATTGATCTTTGTAGTTTGCTAAAGTTTTCAGCGTCTTCAGGTGGGTTAAAGCTATCATTTTTTTCTATAACTTTTTCAGCACCACTACCAGTTTCTTTTACTTTATAAACTTCGTTCATATAAGTTTTATAATTAAAATATAAAACTTGAATTTTATTATTATCCTCTTCTTTTGAATTATAACTAGTGCTGTTGTTTGATCGAGTATACGTTTTATTTTTTTGAATTTCCTCTAAGTCTTCTTGTGTTAAGTGTGGGAATTGTTTAGCAAGCTCGTTTACAGGTACATTTTTAACCTCGCCAATATAATAAATGTCATCAAAATAAGGAGATTCAGTGTAAGAGTAAACTAAATCAGCTGGATCTACATAATCAATTACAACACCCTCAGATGTATTAAAACTAGTTTTTACAGCGCCTATACCTAAAACAGTTAGATCGTAGTAATATTGTTTTTTAATTAACTCGTAATTATTACCTTTCATCAAAGTGTTAAGAGCTTGTTCTTCAGCAATTTCTACGGCTTGTTTATAATCTAATTGCATGTGTAAATTAAGCTCTTCTTTAGTATCAGGTAATTTTTCTTTATCATTGTTATAAGCTGATATACCTAGCATTCGCTCTGCAGCATCGCTATAGTCTCTACTATTCATATCTATAAGTATAGACTCCATGTACTCTGTTCTTTTGCTAACGCCAAAAGGATCTTGAGAATAAGCTTTTATATCATACATTCTTTCTGCAATACCATTTACAACTATATCAACAAACTTAGGTATAATAGGTACTGGTTTCCAGTCTAAATTTAAATAAGACAAATCACCATTTATAGATAACTCGTCCTTATACTTTTGTATTGATTGCTCACCTCTGGCATACAACCTTAATTTGTGAAAATTATCTTGAGTTGCTCTATACCTACTAACCCCTCGGTCAGGATGTAACCACTCGGTTTCAATAGCTTGAGCTACTTTTAAACCATACTCATAGCTCATTTTTTCCAAATCACTTACAACTTGGCTGGGAAAATAACTTTTTATAACAGACTCTGCCATATTTATTTTTTAATTAATTTAGATGTACTGCCTTTATTTGTGTACTTAGCAATACTTAAGTTTAGTTTAGGTTTTTGTATCGGTGCGTTTGGCCTATATAAATGCCTGTTGTTTGCCATTATAGCTAATCCAGAACTTATAGATGCATCATGCTTTGTTCTTTTGTTAATATCAAACTTCGCCCAGTCATTTAGTAATTCATTGAAGTAACAATTACCAAAAGTACCGTCTTGTGCCATACCTACGTGGTTCTGAATATACATTTCAATAGCGGCAGCGTGAGCTTGTTTTATATCTTCACTTGAGTTAGGTATACCTCCTATTTCTTTTTCTGCTACAGATAATTTATTCCATATTTTATCTGGCCTATTCATGCTAAAACCTCTGTAACCACGCCTTCGCAAATAATATAATAAACGAGGTTTGTTGTTCTCTGCTAGTATTGGCATCCCGTAAAATACTAACGCCATTAGAACGTCTTCAAAGAACATCTCTGCAGTTTGTGGTCTAGCTAAATACTCTAAGAAAAATGTATTAGCTGGTGCGTCTTCCATGCTAAACTTAGTTAGTCCGTGTAAAGCACCTTTAGAACCTACACCATCTACAGTTCCTGATATATCGTAGCTATCACAACCAAAAGCACCCATGTGCTCATTACCAGGCCATTTAACACCATTTTTAATTACAACTTTGTTTTGTATGTTTGTTGGTGGTACCCAGCTTATTTTAAACCTACCTTTAGGGTCTGGGTAAAATATCACTGTTGAATCTTTAACTCCGTTAACCCATTGAAAATTACCTTTAGTAATACCTAGCGTTCTAGACATCTCTTCGTTGTAATCTATTTGTTCGTATAGTTTGACTAAGTTAAATATACTATTTTTTGTTTCATCTCTAAACGCGTGTTCAGTAGTTCTTGGAAACTGTCTGTAAAATTCATTTAACGCATCTTGATCACCTTTTAAACCGTCAGCTTCGTTTTGCCAACTGTCTATAACACCTATATCTATTAATTCCCCATGTGGATCGAAGACTTCATGATCCGGAGTATTGAAGACTGGGCTTCCGTGCTCATCAATAAATCCTTCGTAGTTCCACTCCATTGGGATAAAAAGAGAATATAAGCCAGACGCTGTCTGTCCATTTCTGTTTCGCTTAGTAACGTCTGATGCTCCATATAATTTTTTAAAGTTTTCCCCACCTTTGTCTAGTGAATTTGATGTTGAGCCCATCATACATTTACCTATTATCCTACTACCTAATCGTAAACATGTTTTTGTAACTCTCCAGTTATTTAATATATTATCGGGTCTTTCCCACTTACCACTTTCATCGTGCACTAAAAGCTTTAATTTTTCACCGTCATAGCTATTGTCACCTGTATTTTTCCAGTCTATAGTTGTATCTAATCCCTCTAAGTCTTCTAGCTTTTCGTTTGTTGTAATCTTCTTTCTAGTGAACTTAGAAGCTGGAACTCTATATGCAAGCTCGGATTTTGGCCTATCCATACCGTCTTGAATAGGACTAAAAAAGAAAGGATAATTAATCGATATAGGTACAACTTTGTCAGTAAACATTTTCTTTGCATCAGCACCTGTTTTAGATAATATACCAAACCTTGCATCACTTGATATTGTAGCTTGGTTAACTGTTTCAGCTGATGACATAAAAGAAAAACCAGATCGTCTGTTTTTAAGGTAACACATACCATAACATCTTTTATCTGCCTTGCATGCTTCCCAGAATATATAGAATATTCTATTGGCTTCTCTAAAGTCTGGCGCACCTACATCAATTTTACTCCATTGTAAGTACATGTAATGTGTGCCTGTTATATATGTTGCTTTTCCTTTGTTGTTAAACCAGAAACCTTCATCTCTACGTTTAAACTCTTCATCTATGTAATCAAACCAGTCAGCTTTCTTTTCTTCTGCGTAAGCTCTCCAGTCAAATATATTTTTAAGTCTACTTAGTTCTTTCGGGTATTCAAACTGTTTCCACTTTTTCTCTTTGTTGCTATACACACTGCGCTCTTTTGGTAATGCTATCTGAAAGTTTTGTATCTCATATATCTCACCGATCTCACCAGTCTTAGATATAACCACAAGGTCGTGTTCTTTGTTGTAGCCATATTTCCACTTCTTACCTTTGTTAAGTCTGCTTATAGTAGTTTTCTTTATAGGTTCTACTATTTGTAGTAAGTTCTGTTCGTACATTACTTAGATCTACCCTCTGCAAAACCTTTAAACACTTTAACTTCGGTTTTAGTTTCTTTACCTTCTAGTATGTTCTCTTCTTCTTGTATTCTATTCAATATTTCAAACGCATCAAATATAGCTAGTTTCTTTGTTGCTGCAGCATTTTTTAATCTGTCAGCTGATATATCATCGTCAGAATCTACAATAGCTTCTTTAGCAACCTTAATTAGTTCTTCAACTGCTTTATGCCCAGCTTGGATTATATTCTTCTTCGTCTCCTTGATATTCATATTTGATTGTAATAAAATTTGATAATACTCTATATAGTTTTTGACCGTCAATAATAAACTCATACTCTGAGCTTGGCCTAAAACCTATTAAATCGCCTTTGTTAACTGTACCGTCAGTATGTTTTACAATACCAACTAAAGGCTTTTCTTTATCTACATTTAAATTATCTGTAGATTTTACTGGTGCTACAAAACAATATCCTTTTTGCGCTTGCCATTCAGTACCTTTGTATAAGAATATTTGATCTGGTTGTACTATATACGTATCATCATTAATATAACTCCTACTATTTTTTTCTATACCGTACTGATTGTGCCATCTTCTAAACACATTATGATGTACTATAACTTTATCATTAATTTTTATATCTGTATTACCAACTGTAGGTATTGCTTTTACTATAGCTTCTCTACTAACATATTGATGGTTGTACATTTCTGTATTAACTATAAGCTCTTTACCGTCTATATTTTTTGTATTGTTGTATCTTGATTTTACTGGCGTTACAACAAAGTTGTAAACTGACTTCATTAATACTGTAAGTTATACTCTACAGATACAGCCATATTTTTGTTAAAGTCTTTCCAAGGTAAAACATCTTTACCTTTTCTAATATACACACTGTATTTATTTTCTTCTTCTAAAATATCACATATAGTATGACCACCATACACTTCTTGCCCAACGGCATAGTGCATGGCGTCATTCTTATAGTCTTTTCCTATACTAATTTTTCTTATCAACTTCGACATCTTCAGGGTACGCAATAGTACCATCTGTAATGTTAATATCTACTTTACCGTATGTGTCTTCAAATGTTTTTTGCATTGTTTGCATTTGAGTTTGTAAACCAGTTACTTGGTGTAACAAACCGTGCTTTCTACTTTCTAAGCTACCAATTTCCATTTGAGTTCTATTTAAAGTGTTAACAAGGTTTTGTAAACCTTCTAACTCTTCTGTTGTAATATTTTGTGGTTTTAAGTCCACAACCTTTTCTTTTTTTGCCATTTTTATTTAATTTAAGTTAATTTAATTTATAATCCGTGAATTCCTGTAAAGTAGCCGTTCACGTCAGCTATATCTTGTTGTGATAACTCTCCGTTCCAAAAAGCTAGGTCTAGTATTTTACCGTCAAAAAAGTTACTAATACCAGCATTTGATCCTAAAACATCTAATGTAAAACCACCTTGGTTTTCACCTTCAGCGGCGTTTGTTGAATTATCAACATCTATTGTAACAGCGTTTCCGTTTTGAAAAATACTAAAAGCTCCATTTATATCTCTATTTAATACTACTAATAACTTTTGTGTTGTAGTAAAAGTTCCATTAGGAACAACTAGCTCAGTAGTCACATTGCCGTTACCATTAGTTTTAAACTCAATAGTTTGTGCATCTTTTATTGATACAACCTCGTTAGCAGTTTTAGATAGTATAGTGTTGTTAGCTACAGTATCTTGATTTAAAACAATAGCTAAACAAAATGCGCTATCATTTGCAACCGTTATAGTATTTAAATCATAATGATCGTTTGAACCATCAAAATTTAAACCACCATCAGCTACTACAGCTTGGTTACCGCTTGTGCCTTGTATAGCGTGATTGCTATTACCTGAAGAGTCGTCCCATTGACCAACAGCTACTCCAGTATCATTTTGTAACCACAAGGCTAAACTAGAGCCAATAGATAGTGGGCTTTTACTTACAATAACTGAACCAAGCGGTATACCTATTCCTAACCCTAACATTATACACCGTAGTAGAATATCACTCCACCTGTTGTTGAAGCTGGAGGCGTAACGCTAGTCCATCTACCATAAACAGTTATTCCTTTTGGAAAAATAGTTGCAGCATCTGTTTCTGCAGCGCCACCACCATTACCAGCAACTGCTGTGGTATGACTAAAGTAAGCAGCGTCATCACCTTGTGATGTATCTGCCACCATAGCACTTAGAATAGTATCTTCTAAAAACGTCATAGCTATTATAACTTTTCCAGTTGGAGGAGTTACAGCTACAGCTTCATCACTAAAACCACTACCTAACTGACCAAAGCCGTAAGCTACTTCTGTTGAGTTTTGTCCCATAATTTTATTTTTTTACTTTTTCTAGTGATCTACCGCCAAAATAAGCACCAATCACTGTTATTAATACTAATTGTAATAAGTCTGTCCACTTGTCTTGTACTTTAAAACTTATAGTTCCAGCATCGATAAATATCAATAATACTGTTGCTACAACTAAAAATACTAAAACTAATGGTCTTATATTTTTGCTTAGCCATGAATCCGAGTTCATGTCCATTTTCCATCTTTCTGTTACTTGTTTTTGCATCTCAGCTTCGTAACTCATTATCATATCTTTTATCTTAGCTTGTGCTTCTAGTTTTTCTTCTTTTGTTGTAGTTAGATTATCTAATATTCCACCTACGTTTTCTACTAGCTTGCCAGCGCCTGCTGAAAATACTTTACCTAATATACTCATAATTTATTTTTTTAATAACCACCACCACTACTACTAGATGTTGTAGTGCTTGTAGTAGTATTAGTTGTACTAATTACTCCACCATGTGTTGTTCCACCCATATATCCAGTTTGGCCTTGATATTGATGCATGTGATAACCTGATAAACCGTTAGCAGCAGCCCAATTTAAAGCTTCTTGTATAGTTGAAAATAAAGGCATACCATCTATAGTAGTTAATATCATATGTTTGCTGTTTTTTCCCAAGGAAAATCATCACCAGCCTCTTTCCACTTACCATCAACTTTAATCATGTCTTTACCGTTAATAGTTTCTCTTGGATATGTTACACCATCGTAATACACGCCGTCATCATTGTAAGCTAATCTACCTAGTTTCATATCTGTAGCATGCCTCATTTCATGTAGCAATACTTGTCTTTCTTCTTGACTACCAGGTTGTACAGTATTACTAATATATATACTACCGTCCATGTTAGCCTCGCCTAATATACCTTCTGCTAGGTTTTTTCTAATAACAGGTGTTCCTGGTATAGAAGCATCATCAGACTTAAAACTTAGTTTTTTATTTACAACCCCACCGTCAGCTACAGTTTGTCTAGCCCTACCTAGTTTAAACGCCATTATTTTTCACCACACTTTTTACTTGGATTACCAACCTGTCTCCAGTCTTGTTTAACCCAAGTTTTTAAACTACCACCGCTACTAGTGCCAGTTACATTACTTTTACTTGAACGTCTATATTTACCAGCTTTACCCGCAGCTCTTTTAGCTCTAACTACTTTTGCTCTTTCAGAACTACTCATACTAGCTATTTTAGCTTTAGGTAAGCATACTTTTTTAGTACCACCACCTTTTTGCTTTACCTTAGTAGGTGAAGACTTACGACAACTACCTTTAGCTCCTTGAGCTGTACCAGGTACTCGTTCATAACCTTTCCAACAAGGTAGTGGACTGTTTTTAGCAAACTTAGACTTTATGTCGTACATTTACTTTTTCTTCATCTTCATTTTCATAGCTGAAGCTTTCTTCATCATCATAGCTGATTTTTTAAGCATAGCCATAGATTCTTTTTTCATCTTCATTGCAGCTTTTTTCATCTTTGCTGGTGAAGCTAAAATTTTATCTTTTAGTTCTTTTGGTAAGTTATTTTGTTTACCAACTAAAGGTTTTTTTATTGGTGACTTTTTAGCCATTTTTGCCATTGATTTTTTCTTCATTTTTGCAGGAGCTTTTTTCATTTTGTTTTGTTTTTTATATGTTTATACATTGAGTTACCTAATTGCTCGCCCATCTTACTGTCAGACTTATAGTGAGCACGGGCAACTCTACGACTATAAGATATATTTTCACCTGTTTTTACAAATGCAGATTTTGATTTTGGATATTTATCACCTAGTACCTTTGCTATTAATGTTCCTTGAACAGAGTGTCCAGAAGGATATGATTTAGTCTTCATAGAGGACATTTCGTAGTTAGGTAAGCTTTTATCTAACTCTTTAGGTCTAGGTCTGTTGAAGTGCTTCTTTAATTCTAAGATTACAGGTGCAGAGTCTTTTATTAACTTTGCAGCAACTTTTTTATCGTAATCTTCTACGTTGTTATCTTTAGCTGTCTTAGCAAATGCAGATTCTATATTGTCAAACTTCTTTACAAAAGATTTATTTAAAGGTATTTTCTTAAGTTCTTTTAATTCCTGCGCAGTATCAAAGCTACTATCGCTAGGTGGCTTCATTTTTTTAAACGGACCTATATCAAAATCTTTTAACACTTACCTGCTTTTTGCGTTTTAGAAGCCCACATATTAGCATATGCAGAAGGGTAAACTTTAAATTTTCTTTTTGCAGCGGCTTTACACCCTGCACTTAATTTTTTTAATGCTGGTGATTGTTTCATTTTATTTGGATTTCCTTTACCACCGTCAGCTTTACTAGCGTGAACAGCTTTTCTTTGTGCGTCACTTTTATATCCCATATTTATTTATTTTTTTATTAACATTTCCACCTACGTCTAGCAGCTTTACCACGTTCTCCAGTCCAACCTTTTGATCTTGCACAAAATGACTTTCTACGCTTAGCAGCTTTACTACCAGGTTTAACTTTACCAGTAACTGCAGTCTTTAATTTACTGCCTGGGTTTTTAGCTCTATATGATGCCACACCTTTACTTGTCATACCTGCTCCTTCTTCTACTGTTCTAAAGTTACGACCTTTACCTTTAGTTGTTTTTCTAGGCTCGTTACTTTTTTGTAATGGACTTCTTCTACGCCCACAACTAGTAACAGGGTTAGGATTATTTTTTTGGATATATCCTGTAGATTTTCCAAACATATTATTTTGCATTGGTGATCCTGGCATTATCTATTTTTGTCTTTTATCATATCATCTATAGCTTTATTATAAACTTTATCTGTATATGATTTGTTATTATAGAATACGCTACGCTCAGATGTAGGCATGTCTTCCTCGCCTAATAGTATACGGTATATTCTATTTATTAATTGTTTACATCTATATGATGTTTGATACACACTATACTTTATAGTGGTACGATTTCTATGTCTCCATACATCTATCCAACCATCTTGCCTAAGCCTGTCCCACCTGGCTTTATCCCAAGAAAATGTGTATACTCCGTCCATGAAATCTTTTCGTGTGAATCTTTTTTCACAATCTAAATAAAATAATAATTCAAGGTCTGCGTCTAAAATCCCGTAAGTCTTACAAGCCCACTTTCTAGTGAGCCTGTAATACTTAAGGATATTCATTTCACGCAAATCTTGCGCGGTTAATCTCAATTCTATGTATCAAGAGTAATTGCACAAGACAATATACTTGGATGTAAGAATATGGAGTTAACGTCGTCGCAAAGAACTACAGGACCATCAGAGTAACCAGGTCCGTTAGCGTTAAGCACTCTAGCGATTTCTTGCATTACAGCTTTTTCAGTGTCAGCAGTACAAGTTAATGTAACCAAGTCGTTTTCAGCAGCAGTTCCACCACCACCAGCAACACCTGATCCAAATCTCACTAGTACTTGCCCGTTACCAGCACAAGTTACAGCAGCTAATCTACTAGCTGGCCACATACCTGCATCATCAGCACCATCTATAGCAATAATGTATTTTTCGTTTACCATTTTATATTTGTTTTTTAATTAATAATTCGTTTTCGTTTTTAAGTTTAAGGTTTTAAGTTTATGGTTTAGGTTTAATCTGTTAAGATATTAAGCTATTGTATATGCTCCGTCTAATTTAGACTGACCACTTATATAGATCTTTCCATCAGCTACAACCATATCAATATAGTCACCGATAGTTTCAGCTCCTAGTTCAATATTAATAGTTGTACCAGCAACAGTAGAAGGTCCATCATCAGATGTATCAACTTCTAACTCATTCATACCACCAACCATAACAGCTGCAGTAGCTGTAATAATCCAGTCAGTAGTTGAAAAAGCAGTACCTACTATAAATCTACAGTTCCATCCTTCCTGTGCGTCAGCAACAGAAGGTAATGTAATAGCAGCACCAGCAGCTGCATTTAATGTAAATACTTTACCAGAATCGCTAGGCAATACAGTGTACGCACCTGTAAGGCTGTGTACGTTTTTACGTACGTCAAAAAATACTCTTCCCATTTTTTTGTTTGTTTTTAATTAATAATTAGTTTAAGTCAATTAAGCTACCGGGTTGTAGCAACTTAATCTATCAATACCACATCGCCTGAGCGAATAACTTGGTATAGAGTTTCTTTATATTGAACACCGTGGCCAGCATGCTTATCATAATAAACAATATCTTTATCGTTTATTCCTTCTACAAGATTACCAACAGATATAACTTTAGCCTTTATATACCTATTGTCATCATCAGTTTTTTCAGTCATAATAAGACCTGCCACCTTCTTTTGTTCAAGTTTAATCTTTTCTACGATTATATAATTATTTACTGCTTTCATCGCCTCTCATGTTTGAAATTATACAATCAGCGGATATAATAGTAGTTACAACACTTACCGCATTTTTAAGTGCTGACTTAGTAACAAGTACTGGATCTATAATACCATGCTTAATCATTTCACACGTATTTCCGTTTGTTACATCTATTCCTTTACCATTAGTAGGTTCTACAGCTTCAATTATACCAGCATTATCTAATATAGTCTGATAAGGCGCTTTAATAGCATTAAGTAGTATTTCTTCACCCCAACCATTTGGTTTTATTTCTTGAGCTGCGTTTAATAGCGCAATACCACCACCTGGCACTATACCTTCTTTCAAAGCTGCTTTAGTAGCGTACACTGCATCTTCTACTCTATCTTTCTTTTCTTTCAGTTCTACCTTAGATGCAGCACCTACTTTGACCATACCTACTTTACCTGATAACATAGCCAGTCTATCTTGAATTTTTTTCTTTAAAAACGGGTTTTTTTCGTTTTTTATGGCTTTTTTAACGTTTTCTATACGTTCAGTAAGATCTTGATTGATATTTACAGTGGTGATTACAGTATTTTTATCATTTGTAACAGCTTTATCTGCTTTTCCTAGACAATCAATAGTAATAAGATCCATATCATCACCAAGTTCTTCATTTATTACTGTAGCACCGGTTAAAAATGCTAAGTCTTGCACTGTGTCTTCTTTAGTAGGACCAAAACCTGGTAAATCTATGATGTTTACCTTAATATTACCCTTTACTTTGTTCATCATAAGGGCTGATTTTAGCTGTTGCTCAACCTGTGCTACTATTAACAACTCTTTTTTGTTTTTTATAACATGCTCTAGTATTGGTTGTATCTTACGTATGTTAGGTATTTCACTACCTACGATCAAAACTAGTGGTTCTTGAAGTATACACTCATGCTTTTCAGTGTCTGTAACAAAATGTGGTGACGTAAGACCACAATCAAACTGTACACCATCAACAATATCAGCATAAGTTTCTTCTGTACCAGATCCTTCCATAAAAACAACACCGTCTTTACCAACTTTATCATAAGCTTCTGCTATAATAGCACCTAGCTCAATATCATTATTACAACTTATAGTGCTAATGTCTTTAAGCATATTACCTTCAACGTCTATAGCAGTGCTATTTAAGTATGTATTTACTTTTTCAAGTGCTGAATTTATACCTTGCTTAATAAATCTAGTAGAAAGCTCTGCATATTGCTCTTTTTGCACTTCTTTGATAAGTGCTTCAGCAAGGACGGTAGCTGTAGTAGTACCGTCACCTGCTTCTTTCACTGTGTTTTTAGCGGCTTCTTTAATTAGAGTAGCTCCGAGGTTTTCAACCGGGTCATATAAGACAACAGATTCTGCTACTGTTACACCGTCTTTTGTAATGACCGGGTTGCCTCTAGCATCTTCGTATATTACACACTTTCCAGATGCTCCTAGAGTAGACTTCACCGCTTTCGCCAATTTATCTACACCCGCAATTATTTTACTTTTAGCTTCATCACCAAAGTTTAATTCTTTGATGAGTTCACTGGGTTGGTTATATTCCATTTAATTAAATTTAATTTGATTATATACTATTCGAATGTTTTGATTACTTTAGGCCCTGCTGATGCTTCAATCTTTTTAGCAAAGTGATCGATGCTACCATCAATTGCTGCTTCAGCGCCTTCAATAGTCTCTCGCCTAGTTACATCGTGCCATGTACTTTCTACTTCATGTTTGCACTCTGTTTGAAAAAATCCATTTGGCAGTTGGGTAATTCTCCAGTTAGCTTTATTAGCTAAGTGTTTCCACTGCTGTATTTCTTTTTCACTTGGTTTTTGGTTGTACGTTGCCGTACTCTTGTAATATAAATAAGTCATAGTTTATTGGTTTTATTTTGGTTAATATTGACTTGGTATAGGGTATCTCCCTATTCTGTTCTCGTGCCGTTACCGAAATTGCCACGATTATTTCTTATTGAAACCCTTTTTAATCCACCAGATTTAGTGTGATGCAGATCTGAATCTGATCTCTGTCCGATGCGTTGGTTCTGTGCTTTCTTAGCCTTACGAGCAGGAGTTTTTGCAAACTCTATATCTCTCTTTTTTTTAGCAGCAGCCGCTTTAGGACTTAACTTTTGTTTTGTTAACTTTACTGGTGATGATTTCATAGTAGATATAATTACATAGTAAATCAATTATTTAAAAGTAGGACAATAGCCTGTTACTAGTATACTATAACTACCTAATGTCCACATAAAAACACGTTGTAAATATTGGGGTGTAGTGTTGCCCCCCTCCACCCACCGTACCCACTCTGTACAAAACGCGTTTTACTTAGCCCACCACCCCCTTTTTATAATAATTTATTTTTAAATTTTTTACGTTTTTACTAATTATTTTTACAAGCTAAATACGACTACAAATGGATAATATATACGTAAACAAACTAATAATGAAATTATACACACACT